CCAGTTCTTCAAGCAAATCGTGGTGACGGTACTTTTGGGCGAATTGGTTGTTCTTGCCTCGGTAGAGGTTCAGCAGCAAGCGCACCACATAAAACTTGAAATACCCCTGCGACTGGATTTGCAGGATTTTGGCGGGGGTCTTTCTCCAGCAGAATCAGCACGCACTCCTGCTCCAAGTCCCTCCAAAGCGGGTCGCCTCCTGTGATGGTGAGGCAAGCCTTTCGGATTTCGCCCGTGCGATAGAGGTCGAGGATGATGGTGTCTGCGGATGCCATGCACAAAGATTGCAAAAAAAAAGGGTACAGCGGTTAGGCCGACCCCTTGGGCGTGATAGCGGTTTCGGGCTATTCGGTGGGTGGAAGTTGCAGAGTATCAGTAATATAAGCCCCCCTCGGCGGTCTGCAAATACTCTTGGGCGTTGTTGAAAACTTGCCTCCGAAGGTAACGGAGTTGGGGCTTCGCTTTGCAATCGGCGTGGAAGGATTCCAAGTTTATAATAATTGTGCTATAGTGGCGGTTGAGTTCCTTGCCGATAGCCATGAAGGTGAATAGGTATTCGTTGTAGGCGATGTCGGCCACGATATTGCGGGCGATGACGCAGGGCCGTTCCCGTGATGCGGAGCGCACTTGGTCGGGCGTGATTCCGAATATGGCCGCCGTGGTGTCAATGAGGTGGTGGATGAGGGCTGGGGTCATAAGGTGGAAATTAGGCTCAATAAATCTTTACAAATAGCGTCTTCGTTGTCGCCAAGGGTTATAAATGTTTTATCATAAATTATTGGATATTCTTGCCTATGAGCATGGCGATGATGAAATCCGTTAAAGTCATCTTTGTAATCAACTCCATACTTATTTCTACATTTTGAACAATATTCAACACATTTGCGCACTTCGATGCGAAGTTTTACATGCCAACCATACCCTCCGCAAACATCCTGAAATCCAGTATAAAGGGCTATTTGTAATTTTGTTTTGTAAGAAATGACAAAACATCGAACAAGTTAGTCATGGCTTAAAGAATTTCGGGGATGGGCATATAATAAAGGACTTCGCTGGTGAACCAAGAGTGGTTCTCGGAGTACCACATATTGTTGCTTACAGAATACCAAGCGACGATTTGCAGTCCTTCGTTGTCAGTAATCAGCACAGGTTTGCCACCATCGGGCATTTGGTCTTGGGGTCTTATCCAGNNCATAGGTCAGGCGTTTTTGGCTTGGAGGATGCGACCGAGTAGGGTCCAGTTCACTTTCCACGGAGAAATGGTTTCGGAGCGGTCGGGCTTGCTGCAAGACACGCACTCCTTGCGGATGTGAATCTGCCAGCGGCGGAAATCGGTGGGGGTTGGTTTCATGGGTTTAGGGTTTGGTTTACTTTTTCGATAATCAAATCACCAATGTACTTTCGGCAGATGTCAGCAGTTGCCTGTTGGTTGGCGGAATAGGCGGAATAGGCGGCAGCGGCAGCGGCATTGGCAGCGGCATAGGCGGCATAGGCGACAAAGGCGGCATCGGCGGCATAAGCGGCGGCAGAGGAGGCGGCATCAGCGGCATAGGCGGCGGTGTCCAATTCCTCTCTCGTAGCTCTGCCTTCACCAAATGCAATGGCTACATCGACGGCCCTCGTACTGCGTTCATCAGTCATCAAGTGCCGCACCGTGTTGGCGCAATGCCCCTTCGCAAGGGTCAGCGGTTGCAATTCGACACCGCATTTTTGCGCAAGCCATAGCAACCAATCGCCACGATGACACTCGGCTACAACTTGCTCAATGGGCTTGTCGCCTGCCCAGTCAATGGCAGTCTGGCAGGCATTAACGGATTTGAGGTACTCTTTAAAGGTTTTCATGGGTTAGGGGTTTATGGTTTGGAATAATGTGTATTTACCACAAGTATCGGTCTTGATTTTTATCTGCGGCCCGAATCCGTTGCTTCGAGANANCACATACTCGCAGGCATTCCCCTTGGGCCGTACCTCAATAACCGTCCAAGGGCGGTCGTTGGTGCAGGCAGTCAGCAGCAGAAGGAGCAGTAAGCGGTGCATGAGGTTGTCTTAAAGTTCGTTCTTTTTAATAAGCATCAACCTATAATCATCAAGTTTTTTGCCTCTTGAAAAGTTGGTAATAATCCCTGTTTCTCGGTGTTTTCTCCACAAACTTGCATCCGTCTTGCCAACGGCTGGCTCCAAATATATGTCTTCAAATAGTTGAGGTTTAAGATACTTCCTCCAAACATTTATCTTCCTCATTCTTCTAACGCCTCCATCCAAAATCCTTATCACTTGAAATCCCATCTCTTTCCAAAATGCGTTTGCGTCCAAGTCAAATCCACATCTAAGCGTAATACTATTGGAATCAGAATCCTTTGCGTATTGTTCAAGGCATATTGCAAGCATTGCGCCGTACAGTTTGCGCCTTGCGTCATATTGAATGCAAACTTGATGACACTTTACATCTCCACCGCCTGCGCCAACATATAGATAACCAGCAGGTTCACCATTTAACAAGCCCAAAAAAATCCTTCCGTTTAATTGTTCCCTTTCAAAAACCTGCTTAGGATAAAAGGATAAGGCTTCTGCATTTTTCTTTTGCAAAAAATCAATATACGAAAGCATTTGAGGGTGTTCTTTTATGACAACAAAATCCTCCATCGTTCAATCGGTTTGGTTTAGTAGGTCAAAGATATACACAACCTACCCACATTCAACCAACACCCGTTGGAAATCTTCCACGCTTCGGATGACTACATATTTGTAGCCAACTGCCTCCACGACCCCCTGCCACCACTTTTGGGAGAGGGATTGCTTGCCCTTGGGTGTTTTAAATTCCATAAACACCGCACCCTTCGGGGATAGGTAGGTCATGTCGGCCACTCCAGCGGTCAGCCCGATGCCCTTTAGGAAGTACCCGTTGGAGCGGGAACGGGGGTTGTTGAGGTTGAGGAATAGCAGACCCTGCTCGTTGGGTCGGAGCATTGCGAACAACTTGACGCAGGCGGCTTGGAGGTTGTATTCTTCCATCATGAGCAGACGCAGTTAAAATCTTCCTGTCCAAAGTCAAGTTCGGGCGTATAGCCTTGTTGAGCCATCTTGACAAAATCCTTGATTGAACGATTCCCACGAAATGATGTGTTGCCATATTGTTCTTCCATTCTTTCCCACCAACCGACAAATCGGGTGCCATAACGAATCACCTCAACAAGATTACGGTCCGATTTTTTCCAGCAAAGTTCGCAGTTTCCAAGTTTCCCGTGAATGCCTAATTGGAACGGCTGACCAGCAAAAAAATCGGTCAAGTCCCTTTGGGTTATTGGTGCAGGGTAATCGGTAATTAAAGGAAATATTCTATCTTTTTCAACTTTAATCTCTGCCCAAGAAATTCGTTTCGGCATATCCTCGGCACGAAATCCGATTGCTTTTACAAATTTTTGACCTTTAAAATAATCTTTTGCAAATCTCGTCATCGGCCTTACTTTCAAATAGTCGGAGCAATAGGGAGCATCCGAGTTTGGTATTCCATTATATGAGCCTTTATTTACATGAGCAATGCTTTCCGTAAATGGTTTTGCGGTCATGTCCAATTCATCCCACTCTTTAATCGCATAACGAACTCCAACACCCATTGTAGTCGAATACAACCCCTCAATTTTTATAAGTGGCAGGTTCCAGTATTTTTCCATAGCCTTCAAAAAATCAATCGTTTGAGGCCGTTCCATGCCCGTATTTGCAAAAACAAAGGCGATGTTGTCGTCCTTGTATTTTGGGTTGGTCATAAGGTGGTGGGCCATCATTGCGGAACTGCGGCCCCCTGATACTGCGGCAAGAATGTTCATAGCGAATTGGGTGGGTACTCGTTGGCTTTGGTAAAGGGAAGGTGGCATTGAATATTTGCGATACCAAGGCCGCCGTTGCGGTTCTTTCGGACGATGACTTCCATGAGGTCCGATGGCTGGTTCCTGTCGTGTTCGTAGGGGCGATAGACAAATCCAATCTTGTCAGCGTCAAACTCCAGTTGCCCCGTTTCCCGAAGGTCGGACATGATGGGGCGATGGTCGCTTCGGCCTTCCGTGGCACGGGATAGGGATGACACCACGACCCCGAACACCTTCTGCCGTTTGCAGATTGCTTTGAGGGTCTTGGATATGTTGGTCATCTGCTCAATTTTTGGCTTGGCCTTGTCAATCTTGGTTGGTTCCACCAGTTGCAGGTAGTCAAGATAGAATCCGCAAATCCCGTACTTGGTTTTTAGTTTGGCGATTTCGCCTTCAATGCGGTCCAAGTTCGCTTGGTGCAAGTCCACGATGTAGAGCGGTTTGGACTTTAGGAGGTCCGCTTTTTCACCGAGGTCCATAAAATCTTTCGTGCTGATTCGCTCTATAGGGTTAAGGAAATGCGCCCCGTCCATGGTGGCGAGGTTAGAAAGCATCCGCTGGGTCAGTTGCTCCGCACTCATTTCAAGGGTGAAGAACACCACGGGAATATCAGCCATGGCTTGGTTCATTGCGATTTGCAGGGCTAAGAGCGTCTTGCCCATTGCGGGCCGACCGCCAAGAAGAATGAACTCGGTAGGCTTAAACCCTGTGAGCATTCGGTCCATCGGGCTGATGTAAGTGGGGAAGATGGAATCCTTGCGTCTGCCTTCCCTGACCTCGTTCATGTTCATAAGGTAGGTCTTGGCCAGTTCGTGAGCGGTGGTTTCGGTGGCGTTGGTTTCAATGGCCTGCATGGATTGGTAACGGGCAAAGGCTTTGGGGATGTCACGGTCATGGGCCAACTCGTCCATGATGCGCTGCTCTTCCCGTTGCTTCCACGCCTCGTTGAGGTCGGAGGCGTACACCTTCCAGTCGGAGGTCAGCGTGTTGCCGTCAAGGATGTCCACAAATTCAGCGATGACATGGGCCTGCCCGTTGTCAATGAGGTGCTTGTGGACCGCAACCAAGTCAACGGGTCGCTCCGCTCGGTGAAGTGATTCAATCGCTCGGTATACGAGGACATGGTTCCCAGTGAACAGGCGTTCGGGGATTTGCAGAAGGAGGACCGCTCGGTTCGTGAACTGGTCCATGAGGCAGGACAGGAGCCTGCGTTCAGCGGTAAGATGGTAGGGGTTCATCGTCGGTTTGGCTTAGTGGGTTGAAGGTAGCGTTCCTTGGGATTACTTGGTCTTCCCAGCGGCCTTGGTTTAGGTAGGTGGCCGCATGGGGAACGAACTGGACGGGGGTTTCGGAGTAGAGGCGGGAGATGTTGTTGATGGCGGCCTGCTGGTCTTCGTCTTTGAGTTTGGCGAAGGCTTTGGATGCGGACTGCTTGGAGGTCTTGCGGGGGTACAAGGTCCAAAATTGGTCAAAAAGCACACAAGTATTCTTCTTCTTCTCTTGTATCTCAATCTTATCTTCTCTTATCTCATCTAATCTTATCTTATCTGCTTCGTTTTGCTTAGCACTTGCTACGATTTGCTTAGCACTTGCTACATCTTGCTTGGCTATTCCTTGGGCTTTATTTTCCCCACCTTTGCGTCCAGCCTCGCTCCGTCGCTGACTTAGACGGTCAAGGTCAGCCATCTGCAAATCAAGGAACTCAATGCGGATTTGTTCGCCTTCTTCCTTGATGATTTCGGCTTCCATCAACTGACCAAGCAGGGTCGCACCGATTTCAAGGCCCGCTTGATGGGCCGTAAAATGCCCGTGCTTGACCCAGTAGAGTTGACAAATGTGAATGAATGCCCCCTGCAATTCAAAAGATTTGCGGCTGATTCGTCCTGCGAGCCAATCGCTGGGGGAGTGCTTGTACCAACTATTTTCCATGTGGTAGTAAAAAAAACGCCCCGACTGATAGCAGCAGCCAGGGCGAGGGGTTTAACAGGAACCCTTTATCTAAACACTCCTTGGCTGCTATACAAGGAATGCGTCTACTCTTAAATGTAATCTTCGGGCAAAGTTACACTAAAACGGCATATCATCGGCCTGTGGCTCAAATGCGTTGGCGGGACGGGATTCGTTCATCGGCTCAACTTTACCGCTTAGGAATTTCTTACCGCTCTGCCCTTCCTTGACCCATGCGGAGAGCCGCATCTTGGTTCCGTCGGGGAGAATAATATCCCCACGGTAGTCGGGGCGTTTCGGATTGTCGCCCTTGTCGTTGGAGAACAAAGAGAAGGTGTTGGGTTGGGGGGTGTAGTTACTCATGGGGTTTGGGTTGGGGTTTGGGTTTAAATAATTGAAAAAATTTTTAATTGGTACTAAATATCCTTTTGATGTATAGTCGTCGCCGCCTGCTACTATTTTGTAAGATTCCATAAATTTAGCAATCCAAGCCGTTGGCGCAATAACTAAAACAGGGTCAACCTTAAAAACATACCAGTCCGATTTTGTTGTAAGTATTCCGCTTTTTTTACCACGACTTTCAAACTCAATAAAGACATTTCCTGTATCTGCGGTTTGATAATCATGCTTTACCTCAATGGCTTCGGATTGACCTACAAGGGATTTTCCAAATTCAATTAAAAAATCAGTAACCGCTTTTTCATGCTGAATCTCTTTGTTTAAAGCAATATCAAAACGATTGTCTTTTCCGACTATCATGGGTTTTGGGTTGGGTTTACTAATTTAGTCATGATTTCGCTTAATTTAAGAACTTGCTGGGCAAGAGATTCAATAGTCAATTCTTGAACAATTGCAGGCTCTTGGGTAAATAATTCGGGACTTGCTTCGGGTTTTGCCTTTGATTGGTTTACCTTTTTGTTTGAGCGTCGTAACAGTTGACGCAAATTTCAAGCGATGGGCCGACTTGACCGACTGCCTTGTATTTGCCGTAAGCCACTTTCTCAATAACTCCAGCAGCAACAAAATAGTCATGAAGGTTATTTCCAGCATTCATTGAATACGCTAATGCTTTAATTCTTTTGTTGGTGTAGGGTCTTTGCAAATGAACC